TAACCTTTGAATCTTTACCTGATGTAATAACGGGATATGTTGCAGTATAGAATGTTTCTGCATCGTCTACGAATGCAAACTCATCAAGATACAGCATATTGATTGAGAGTCCACGGATACTACTACTGGAAGTTGCAGCTGCAACAACCTTACTATCATTACCAAACTCAATATTACCTTTGTTTAGAATTTTTACGCCTGGCTGTAAAAAGAATGGAACAGACTCTAACATAGTTACGATACGTGCTATCATTTCTCTCGCAATCGCACCTTTGTTTGCAAGTACAGCAACAGTTACTTCGGGGTGAAATAATAAGAACCACAATAGATATGCACATGAAGTGATTGATTTACCACTCTGTCTACTCGCAAGAACGACACTAAATCTATTATTATCGTAATGTTGAATTAGTTTATCTTGATATCCACGAAGTTTAAATGGAACCATACCTTCGTCAAGAGAAATAATTTGTGTGTAATTTTCAATAAAATGACAAGGGTCTTTGGAACACTTCATGTATTCCGCTAACTCTGCTTCTGTATATTTGGTTTCTATACCAACACGTTTAATCTGCGTGTTGCCTAGATAACCTTCATTCTTCGCTTGTACCATTGTTTTTCTTTAGGAACTTTTGTAGTTCACTGGTTGACCCTACGTATAAATGATTATGTTGGTCTCTGATTTTGACATCGTCTTGTTCTAGTTTTTTCATTTTACTTTGTAGGTCTATAAGTTTTTCTGCAGTCTCACCTACAGTCTTAATTAACTGTCCTGCGACCTCGTAGGCACGTGGGTGTTCTGTTTCTTTAGATAGGTCTAGGATACCGTCAATTGCGTCTTGGCCTCGTTCTATGAGGTCATAGAGGTGTTCTCTCGCATACTTATAGTCAGTTTCTATGTTCTGCTGTTTATCAGGTCGAATCATAGGAACCGCTTTGGTTTCTTTTTTTAAAGAGGTGTTAATGTCGAGCAAGTCGTTTAACTTTTCGTCTACTTTTTTTGTCATAATTATGCATCGTCTATTAGGTTGTCTGCGTAGGTATTATCTGTTCCATCGTCATAGAATGAAACAGTTTCCGCTACTACAAACGTATCATTAGTATCTACCGAACCAACAAATTTCAATCTTGTATTTGCGTCAATAGTAACATTTTGTCCTAATGTCAAACTTAGTCTATCATTTGCAATACCAGTTATGGTTGGGTTAGTTGTTAAGTTTGTTCCAAATACTTCGTCTCCTATACTTATATCAGCGTCTAGTGCTGTTCCAAATGCAATTGTCGAAGAATTTGATACTGCTGTATTGGTTCTATTCTCAAATGCAGGTTCGTAGTGTTTGACTTCTTTTACTAGTCCTGCGTTAGTGATTTCAGAAGTTGTGAATCCTGCGTTACCGTCACCGATATAATCTCTTTCGATAACGTTTTTAATAATCTTACCTTGATAAACTGGGCCAAAGAAGTATAATTGCATTTGAAATTCTAAATCATATGTAATTACACGTCTTTCGTCAAAACCGCCTTGATAAGTATCTTCAAATGATACTGAATTTAAAATGACGGGAACGTCTCTATTATCAGACATATCGTCTATCATCTTCATGGTAACTGTATAATCAGGTTGGAAATATGGTAATATCTGTTCAACTATCTGCAATGCGTCATTCATTTTGTTTGCCATTACAGACAATGTAAAGTTTAGATTATATGGTGCTGGTGCGTATTGAAATTTACGATTAACTTTATCTGTCTCTTGAGTAGTTTTAGTATTTCTGAATAGTTTGTTTTGTTGTCTAGATTGGTCGTATTCAAAACCTGTAAGTTCAAATGCGATTCTAGGCAATGAGATAGCAGTTCTGTTTCCGTCATTTAGACTTGTTTCATTTTGAAGTCTTGCAAGAAACTTTGCTTTTGGGCCATAACTTATAGGAACTTTTCTTATGTTTAAAACAGTTCCGTCTGTTTTTATATCAGCAACGTCAATGTTATTGAACAAAGTTCCAAATATCGAAACTGCTCGTTTGATTGTTTCGTTGTAAAAACGTGTTCCAAACATTATGTAACCTCACCAAATGGATTCGTTTCTGAGAAGTCTAGATAGTTATCTGCCTTACCTTCAAAGTCTAAGTTCTGAGCATTTGCGTCTTGAGACATTGTTGTAACGTCTGTTATACTTGCAATAGTTCTTGAAGTACCCGAAGTCGCACCAACAATAGTATCTCCGACTCTAAACGTGGTAGTTACGTGTATTACTTCTAATTGATTAGGTGATACGTCTTGACTGTAACCGACAACCTCACCTACAACATTTCCACTTAAAGTTAAATTCTCACCAATAGTATATGGACTTGGTGGAGTTCCGTCAGCGTCCATTCTCAAGTCAACTCTGTATGCTTGTTCTGCCTCAACAAAGTCTGCGTCTGTACCAGTATCAAAGTCTTCACCTGCGTATTCAAATAGTTCTGCCTGTAATTTAAATACAAATAGTTTACCTACTTGATAGAATGGTTGTTCGTGTTCCACGAATTTGATTTCAAATAATGAACCTGATAAAGGAAGATAAATTAAATCCCCTTCGTTAGGTCTAAGTCCTGTTGCTAAATTATTGTCTGAACCAACAAATCTTTCCCAACTTCTTACTGATAAAACAAATGTTGCTTGGTCACGTATCTCTACACCAAATTTAGACATGAGGTCACCTTCGCCCTCAAATCCCTCGGCGTTTTCGATATACATTTCTACTGAGTATGCGTCACCAAATTCTGACTGCACGTCTTCGTCAAGAATAGTATCTGTTTCGACAATCTTTCTTGGTAAGTAGAATGTTTCTTGTCCATACATTCTAAGTGATTCAACAACTAAATCTTCGTATAGATGTTGTTCACTTTGAACTGCATGGTTAAAGAATACGTTAGTTGGCATTTATTACCCCATCATATCTAACACAGGCATTTCGTAATTCAGTCTTGATTCTTCCTCTAACCTTGTTTTTTCTTCTAGTGCTTCTGACTTTATGTTATCAGGTTCAAGTACCACTCCGCCTGGCAGTGCGATACCACCAAACTTAGATAAGTTCTGTCCCCATTGATATTTAACTAGAGCAGTTGCATATCTTTTTAACCACATGTCATTGTATATGTCTGTAAAATCATTTGGGTCTATCTTTCTATAACATTCAATGATAATGTACTCACCAGCGTTGATTTGGTCAGCGTCCATATCAAGATACAATCTATTCATATGAGTGTTGTATCTGATAGGTGTTTGACCTACTAGGATTTGGTCTAACATACTGATATGTTGTTGAACCATTTCATAGTATAGAATACTAGTGTTTGTTAAATCGTATATGTCGTTGAGTCTTAATTGATATCTGATATCAAACATATTAAGATTGTGTTTGTCTGCAAATGGAAATATGTTTAAAACAGATAATATAAACTCAGGTAAAACAATATAGTTTTGTTGTTGTTTGTATTGTTGGTCTGTTTTTGCGTGAGTACCAGCTGCGTTTTCTGTAAATGTTTCGTCTGATTTCAGTCCAGTGATATCGTCAGCACTTATTTGGTGTTTTAGATAAGTCTTGATACTACCGTCATAGTGATATTCACGAAAGTATTGAAGCGCTTCATCTACTCTGTCGTCCAGTTGGTCTTCATCAATATTGATTTCAATAACTGGCGCACCAAGAGCTCTCTTGATATATTGTTTGAATGTTGCTTTTGAGTTCGGTTCTGCCATAGTAGTAAATTCCCTTATTACTACTATTTATAACAATTATTCTTGGAAGTAAGTCTTTTGTTGAAGTCTATCTATTTTACTGTCAATTCTATCCAAAGTATCCATTAATCTTTCTAATTCTTTGGATAACTGTTCACGTGTTACGTAGTCTTTAGCAACTTCTTCACGTGTCTTATTGACAAGAATATCTAGTCTTTTTTGTTCTGATAGTAGGTTACGGATTAAGAATCCTAATGGTGCTAGAACAAAGGTTAGAACTATGTTCCATAGTAAGTGAGCGTCAAAGGATATAAGGTTTTCTTCCATACGTTTATTTATGAAATTAACGTATCGGATTACCCCTTTCATCTAATTCAAATGAAAATTCGTCAGCATTATATTCGTCAGAAGAAAAGTCGTGACCAAAGCTTCCGCCACCTTCACCAGCCAACATATCGCTCATTTCCATGTTGAAAGATATACTGTATCTTTCTTTATCAGTATAGTTAGGTTCAACCATATGCATTAGACCACTAGGAAATAAATGACAGTCTCCCGTTCTAGGACTAACTGCATAATTAGTCCTGACTCTTTGGTGGTGCGGAAAGTTATGAACTACTTTAGCGTCTTTATCTATTGCTTCAAAATTACCTTCGTCACCGTCTGCTTGTAGATATAAAACTCCTGAATACCAACAACCATTGTGCATATGAGGTCTGTTCCAAGAACCTTTCTCATTTACATTTGCCCATGAGTTACCTGCTTGCATTGAGATACCATGAGAATTATGAATACCATGAAAAGGTAAAACTTCGTCTTTGAAAAATCTACTAATCCGATTCATACATTTTTGAAAAATAGGACTACTTTCACAACCGTCTTTAGATTGCCAACCCGAAATATGTTTCTGTTCAGGATTAGGTGAATTAGATACGAATCTACCTACAGGGTCACGTTTACGCATTGCTTTAACTTCTTCTATCAACATATTGTTATACTCCAAATCATACCCTTGACCCTCGTCAAGATTTGGGTTTAACATATTTCTACTAAAAAAGTAGGTTGGAAATAATAATCTAACTGACATCTTCTCCGTATCTCCCTCGGTCACGATTACCGTCACCGTTTAATTCGGTCATGTCTTGTTGTTTATGTTTATAGTTAGTTATTCCACTAACTCCTTTTTTCAAAGGCACTTTTTTTAACTTCATATAATGACTTGACCAACCACGACCAACAATTACATCGCTACCATAAACTCTTTGAATACACTCTTGTCTTAAAATATCATTTTCAATTGTAGTGTGCGTTACTAAACATTCTATTGGGTCACCTACTCTAATTGATTTATCATATGTGACTCTTAAGTCTGTAATCGGACAAAACTTTTGTGCATAAAATAAACTAAACAATCCCAACGTGTAATCTGCAATAGAAGCTCTAAATGGGCCACCAACATACTTATGGGGTTTTGGGGTGACTGAATGCCACCAACGTGTTTCCCATATAGTTGATAATGTATTATGACCTTGTTCGCCTGGCAAAACTTTCCAACCACAATATGTATCTTCGTCTGTCCAGTTCAAAGAATTCCAAACATAAAAAGCAGGGACTTCATCTATGCTTTCAATTGACTTAGATAAATCATATCCTTCAAATTTCCAGTCTTCGTTTCTATGACCTGCGTGTCTGTTGTTCTCGAACTCTGTATATCCTTCGTATTTCACTTTTTCATTTCTCCTGTTTTTGGGTCAAAAGG